TTTGTATTCTGATAAAAATAATTACTACTGCTTTGCTCGTGGGTTTTGGGATGAATCAGAAGAGATGGACAACCACGAAAGCGACACAAACATAACCCACGAATACCTTTCAAGCACATGGGGCGTAGTTGAATCAAAAGAGCATGCAGAGTTTATTATTGAGCTGGCTGAATCGCATGGGTTTGAACTTCTTGAAAATGGTGCGAGCAATAAAAATTACTTCCATATAGGCGAAAATAGTTTTGCTCTATTAATTAACAAACCAACATTCATAGGTGATTGCAAACAAATAACAATCCCATTACCGCCTAAAGCTAAAGAGTGACCGCAAGTTGGTGATGAGGTTGTGACTAGCATTGGTGAAGGCGCTGTTAAGTTATTAGGTGACAAGCTTGGTCATTACCTTGTGGATATTGGCGGTGTTTACAATACCTTTAAGGTTGAAGAGCTTAAAAAACCTAAATCAAAGCAAGAACTTTTAATTGAAGAGCTGCAAACTAAACTATGCGATAACAACGCGGTTGATAATTACATATTAGCTTGCGATATAATTAACGGTGAGATTGAGGGGTTGAGTTATGAGGGCGAGTAGAATTGATAACGAATACAAATACAAGTTAACAGATTCAGGTTACTTGTTTGAGTTTAATACAGCCTATGAGCTAGGTCACTTAATGGCCTCTAGAATAAAGAGAATAGAAAACCCCTATGACCCGCAATCAACCGATTACGATGACTTTAATCGTGCCGTATGGGATTATAGGGACTCAAAATCAAAAGATACCGGTCGATGAATGCAATTTAAATAACAGCTAAACAGCCAAAAAAGCCCCGATTAAGGGGCTTTCTTTTTACTCTTTGTCGGGGTTTATACTTCGATTATCAACCCCATCACCTAGCCTTTCCTTGTAGTCAATAGAGTTATCACCAGCCAATGCTAAGTTATTATCCTTCATCACCTTAAATAAATACTCATCAGGGTATTTACCCATCATGTTCATGCTGATTAATTGCTGTAGCATTTGTGGGCTAATGCCATCATCTAAGAATTTACGATTAAGCTGTAAGATAAACTCATCAGGCTGGCCGCTTTGGTTGTTAAACATCATCATCCATTTGATAACGTTTGTGTCACCTTCCTCTAGGTTTTCAACTACGTCATAAAGACTAGCTAAGCCAGCACTCTTGCGTATACGTGCAGCCTCTGCTGTTTCGTTTTGTCCGACTGTGATTATCTGAGCGCCTATTTGAGCCATTGTTTCAACGTCCTTGTCCATTGCTGTAATTAGCATTGAATCAACGTTAATTTGAGCTAGGTTGATTTCACAGCCAACATAGGCAGTACCGCCAAATGCTGGTGACTCACCATTTTTAAGCCCGTTAAGCTTCATAAATTCATCGGCTGATACGTCTTGATTTAAGCTAAAGGTCGCAGTAGGTGCGCCGAATAACCACATTGATTGCCTAAATGTTGCATCTAAATTAAATAGCGCAATATTGATTTCAGATATCTTGAACAGCGGCGTAGGGTCAATTGATGGTGTGTTATCCACTGAGCCGTAAAACTGGAATGGAATCCATGTTAGACGCTGACCATTACCAAGCGTAGGTGAATAGATTTCTTCAGTGGTACCGTCATCGCGCTTAACTGAGTAATAACCCTCCTCATCGAGAAATAACTCGTAACAAACCTCGTAAGTTTCGCGGGTAAAGTCTGAGCCGTTTTGCACAACTTGATCGTAACACTCATTAAGCTTTACATAGTTAAGCTGCTTACGTCCGTTAATAATCTTCTCTGACCAATCGGTTATTTGTTCAGCTTTAAATGATTGAGCCGTTGACATTAACCCAAGCTTTTTAATGTCACCACTAGACATGCCTTTTGCACTTGATGGGAAGTCTACCCAAACACCCGCACGACCAACGCTAGCTAATTCGCGCAATCTTGCTTTCATGCTGTCCTGGTAGCTTAATCCAGACCGTGTAAATGAGCTTTCAATGTAAGCAATTGACTCAGGTAGCTCGCTTGGCTCATCGTCTACAGTTTCACCGCTTAACGTATAAGGTCGCATAGTTGCAGCACCGGTTAAGATAGCTAATGTATTGCCGGTGTAATTCTTAAACACAGCACGACCCGCAAACATGTGATAAGCCTCATCACTAATATTAGGGTCGCGAATAATATAACCATGCTGACTGCGAGCGATTGAATCACAAGTTATAGCGGCATTTTTACACGCCTTTTGCTTAACCTCATCATTTACACAGTCGCGCACCACTTGCCACTTTTTAAACGCCTTGTTGTACTCTGGGTGGTTTAACACACCTACATTAGTAGTAATCATAATTTATCTCATTTTAAAGCCGCCAGACCACAAGGTGTTACGCTTGCTTTCGACAACTGCCAAGTATCTAAACGCATCAGCGCCATGCGATGCCCAATCGTGCAAGGGTGAATCACGCCAACAGCCTAACTTATCATTCCATTCTTTACGGTAGCTCTCAAGAGCTATTATACCCTGTTCGCATTGCTGTTCGTCAAATACACATCTAGGTAACAATTCACGCGCTAATTGAATGCCATCATCAACACCAAGCTTAGGCACTATTTCAAAGGTTGCTGAATAGGTTTTATTACCATACTCAACACCCTCTTTAGCTAGCTCCTTGCGCGTCTTGCCCTTTGATGCAAACTCGCGGTTATTCATATCGTGAGGACCGTAGTATTTACCCATGGACCAATTCATTACAGTGGCTTTATCTTCAATGTACTTTAGATAATAGCCCAAACCTTCACCGCTGTTTTCATGATAATGCAGAACTTGAATCTCATCACCCTGTGCGCACCAGAACCACAAAGCCGTACTATCACCGATACCAATATCACAAACCACACTTACCTTTTGCGACTCAGCATAACCGGTTAAATCAGTTATTCGTTGGTCCTTATAAATATTAGCAAATTGTGTAGCGTAGTAAGCACCCTCAATTGATTGTTCAAACGCTTCTTTAGGTGTTGAAGGGTATTCGCGCTTAATGTCATCGCCCAAGTCTTTCCACTTTGCAGAGTACCAGGCCTTCTGGTTGTCAGTTAATGCAATGCCGTGTTTATTTTCTAACTCGTAAAAGTAACCGGTCAACTGTTCAGCTATATGGCCATCAATCGCGTACTCGTCTCGCTTCCACCAACTGTAAAAATGAAAGTTAAAATCAAGCACTGATAGCTTCTTATTTAGCTCTTTAGCTTTACGGGCCAATTCGCTGTACTTGTAAAAATAACCTTCCTTACCTTCCGCCGTTGACTCAAGTGTAATTATACCACCATCAGCGGGTACAGCCTCAAAAGCACCAGTTACAATTTCTTTTGCTTTCTCAGGGTACTTTTTACATATCTTACCAAACTCAGAGACATGCAAGCGCTGCAATGTATCGCCACGGTATGAGGTTGATACTTTAATTGCGGACCCGTTATCAAATACGTAAGCATTACCTTTGTCACTCGTTGGTCTTGGTAGCTTATAGCCAATATCAGCAAGGATAGCTTTTTGATCATCGGTTATCGAATTATAAGCAAACTTAATCTTGTTCCTGAATATATCTTTAGCTGAATCTAAGTTGTGGCAAATACAGCCAGCATTAAAGTCCGGTATAAATAAGCAGTCATCAAGTGAGTCGATCATCTCAAAGGTGGTAAAACCTAACTGCCTAGCCTTGAGTATTAAATCCCTACCATGGTGATTAAGGAACCTTTCTTCTTGCTCTTCGTTAGGTGTAAATAAAACCTTTTTACCCTGCTTGTTTTTAATATGATAAAGAACATTAAGGCGAAACCACTTATAGGTCATAGCATCGGCTAACTGCTCGTATGTGAGCTTATCCAACCTTGATAGATACCATTTAGCCTGTTCGTGATTAGTCACCGCTTAGAGCCGCCTGTAATCATTTCAGCTAGTGGCTTATCTACTTTAATACTTGTATTTGACTCAACAGGCGCGTTATCACCTTGCATCAAGTTATGTTCTTTAATAGCAGCTATAGCACTTTGCATGTTAATCATGCCTTTTTCGCCATCTTCAGTGGCGGCCACATTAACTATTCTTTGCAGCAACTCTAGCTTCTTTTCTTTAGACCAAATAAAGTCTTTTTGAGCCTCTTTTTGATGCTCTTGTATCGCTTCTTTGATACTAAGTTTTGCTAAGTTTTGGGCACCTTGCTCATTAGCTGTCTTTTTGCTATAGCCCGCTGATATAGCCGCTTGCGTAGCATTACCGCCATTCAGTAAGTAAGCCTTAACAAAGGCATCTTGTTTTGGTGTTAACTTTGCCATTCACTCATTATCTCCTGATAAATAAGCGCCCTATCTCCTGATAGAGCATATAGCTTGATTATAGCACTTTATTGCAGATGTAAAAAAGCCCCATTAAATGAGGCTGATTATCACCATGAATCGTAAACGCAAATACCGCTAGGCTCTAGCATGTAGTTGTATATCCAGTAATCATGATTTGGGTAGAGAGAGTTTAGCTTATATGATGCGCAAAGCCCTTTATAAACTCCTGATAATCTCATGACAATAAATCCTCCCCTGTTACACCTAGTGCTTTAGCTATTGCTATTGCGTCTTGCTTGTTGTGTATCACAGTATTGAACGACTCATTACTTATATTTATTCTTAGGTAATCGCCATCATCAACAAGTTTAGCGCATCTAACCCACTTATCGATAAACTCATGCTCGCTTATATCAAAAGGCTTTTTAGGTGAGTATACATACAAACCGCTTGTGTACTTGCGCTTGATATTAGAGCTAAGGTAGTGCTTTGACGGCATGCTGTTTAATTTGCTTGTATACATAATTACAGGCTGGTCACTAGTTAGCGGAACAAATAAGCTAATCTCATTTTCATAATCAGCAACCTTATCACTTACAAGCTCATTCAATTCTTCTTCTGTTAAATCTCTCATTGCTTTACTCTCCAAATAAAAAGAGATTGCATTATAGCAACCTCTAAGTGTTTAACATATCCGACCAGTTGAGTTATTTATTTACTTGATGGGTTTTATTTTTGCTTCCTGCATTGTCATAAATCAGTATTCCACCATAACTAAGCACGCCAACAACAGCTGAGGCCATTAACGTATAGACAACTTTTTGCATTAGGCCATCTTTAAACTTTTGATCTTTTTCTGACCTCTTAACTATATCTTCTGAGTAATCTTTATACTTTTTAAGGTCTGCTAGGTCACCCTCTATCCTTTTGTCAGCCTCGGCTCTGACTTCATCACGAGTAACCAATCTATTTACAGCTGATGTTAATTCCGTTAAGGCACTTGCCTGACCTGCCTGTGATTTAGCAAGCTCAGCCATGTACTGCTCTATTGTCCTTAAATGCAACTCAGTTACAACTTGATTTGTTTGATCACTCATTACGAGACCTAATTGATTTTATGTTATCTGAAATTATAGCAAACAAGGCGCACAATGTAAGCATGGAGTAAGCTGATGCCATAATTGCGAAGCTTACATACCATATCGTCAATGTAGGCTCCAGGCTTATAAAGCGAAGCAATGATGCAAGCATGAATACATACAATGATGTTTGCATAATTTTTGTAAGCATAAGTCTCAATATCCGCATTCGCCCAACTATCCCAAGCCATAAACATTAAGAATAGTATCATTATACTACAAGCGAAAGCTAACCCGTTGTTATTTGTGCGTTTAATTTGTGAGACAATAACCATTGACCATGTGAGACAAATAGCAATGTAAAATATAACTCCGTACCATTTGTGATCAAGCTCTGAAAATAAACCAAATAAATCAAACATGGCTAGTAACTCGCAAAAAATAAAGGCCATAGCAAAATGCCATGACCTTTTAAATGTCACCAAGTACATAACAAAAACTAAGTTACTTTGGTTTTGTACTAGTCTTAGGTTTAACAGGTCGCTTGGGGCTAGTAGTTGAAGCCATGTGAGTATACCTTCTAACATTTATCGGTACTCCAATAATACATCAAACTAGTAAAGATAGCATAATTAAAAAAGCCCCAGCGTTAACTGAGGCTAAAACACTTGGAGAGTGTATTTAATTATACTAGCACCGATTAATTGCCAGTGCTACCAAATCCGCCTTTACGCTCGTTATCTTCAATAGGGAAAACACCATAAGTAAACTGAACAGGCATTAACTGAGCTATTCTTTCCCCTCGCTCAAGCGTTACAGGCTCGCTGTTTAGATTTGTATACATGCACTTTATCTCGTCAGTGTAATCGCTATCAATCAAACCTACGCCATTAGATAGCAGCAAGCGCTTTTTAAATGCGATACTTGATCTAGCCATAAGCAATAAAGCTACACCTTTAGGTAATCCGCTTGGTACGTATGCGCCCGTACTAACTAAAGCCGTTTCATTCGGCTGTAATGTAATTGTTTTAGCACAAACTAAATCAGCTCCCGCACTACCTGTTGTTTTATGTGTTGGTGTCATTACTATTCCTTAAAATTTATCTGTTATGTTGTTATCAATTCTATACTGAGACAAGCAAACACCGAAGTATCGCTTAAACCTTCTTCTTATATCTCTAGCAGTCTTTTCAAATGCCATTGATAGACTTTTATTGCTAAAACCCTCATCAACTAACGCTATTAAATTCTGGTATTTTTCAGTGCTCCAAGAGTCTTTCACCATGCACCCCTCAATCGCAATATTCTATCTATCTGAGTGTCAGTAATATCTAAACGCTGAGGTGATGCAATCCAGGCTGTATTTGTTAGCGCTTGAATACCATCATGCTTTTGCTTTTTGAATTGCTCCATTTTATCGTTAATATACTGAGTCATTTCGCTTTGCTTGTAATACTCGCTAGTTTCAAGCTCAATTGTTGAATAAGCCTGCTTAGCTTTGCCATTCAATCCGACGGCTATAAGGATTATATTCCAGCGGTATTTATAGTTAGTGGCTAAGTTGAACAAATTCATATTAACCGGTGCAAATACGCCTAATTTAACGTTAATTAAATCTGCGCTTGATTGCGTCTTGTAGTCATAAGCTACCACAAGGTTTTTTAAATAAGCCCTAGCGCGTCTTTGCAGTGCTGGTAATCTGTTATTCATGGTTACAAATCCAACTTATAATTATCACCAGGCTTTTCGCAGAAGAACCCGCAAGCGCCAATATCCATATCTTTATGACTACCCGCATCACTTGGTAAGTATCGCAATGGAATGCGCATTGTTCCGCGAGCGTCTATTTTAGGCTCATAATCATCAGCTTTCATTTGCTCGAAAACTTCAGGCCATAAACGCTTAACTTTTGCTGCACTTATTTTAACTAGTGCAACATTAATCATTTTTTCTTGCATGGCTCTGCGTTTAAATACATCAGGAAAATCTACGCGTATTTTATTCCAGTAGCCAGCACCAGCCGCCTTTAAGCATCCGATACAGTTGTTGTTGTGATAACCAAGCTTGTACATCTCAGGTAATTCAATACCCGCATCATTTAAAACCTTGAAACAATCTGATTTTGTGTAACCTTTATCTATTAGAGGTGCCCACAACTCAAGCTCAGGCTCGCTATCAATTAAATTATCAATTCGGCGCTCTTCCTCTGAAGTCATACCGAAAACATGTATGTCATCATGATTTTGCCAATCTAATCGAACCTGCTTTTTAAGCTCCTTAGTGCATCTTGCCCCGCGAACTCCTGACATATATCGGGTTTTCTTAATTACCATATCTACACTGGCGTTATACTTTTCATTTTGTAAGCTTAATATCTCTTGCCCAAACCAATTTGAACACTCATCTTTAAAACGCTCACTATCTTGGTGCTCATCAGCTAGAAAGATGCTTGCAATAATTAGCTCTTTTGGTGATTCCGATCTGTTGTTTTCTTCTATGGCCAGCTTAGTAGCAACCGCGCTTGCTGCACCACATGAAAACCAACATACTATTCTTTGACTCATTATTTTTAACTCCAATTATTTAAGTGTGATAACTATATATCAAAA